GGTTAGCCATTGGCTAACTTAGTTGCACGGTTTGGGCGTTGACCGTCTGTGTGGTCTCACGGGTACGGTCTTCGGCCCAGGCTTTTTGCCTTCCCGAACTCGTCGGGGTTTGGTTTCGCAGCCCATGCTCTCACCTCCTTCCGGCGGACAAGCCCGTCGGACGCGACCGCAAATCGCGGCTTTATTGGAAGAAAAGCAGGCACGCTCCCTTCGTTTCTTCCATGAAGAACAACCTCCATATGTTCATTTCTTAAAGAATGAAATGAAATATATTGTGTAACTTTGATCTATAGCACCACAATAAAATGTATTCAAGTGCTAATTAAACCACAATATGATGTGTATTTCGTTGTTATTATTGATTGTATTTTCTGTGGATAAAATGATGATTTTCTGGCTTGTGTTGATGTTGCTACGCACCAATCACATTGTATTCATGCGCTTACTGTGGAAGGGGTAATTTTACTGCCAGAGAGATCGTCTGGTGGATATGTTTAATCTGAAGGTTATACGCACTATCTATGTGCAAAAAATTATTCAGAAATTGAAAAAATATTTTTATGTATGATTTGAGATTATGAAGAAATCAAAATCTGAAAGTAAAAAGACAGGACCAGAACCAGAGCGAGTCAAAACTGACAAGCCTTGGGATAAGGCTGTTCAAAACGCCCTCAAGAAAAAACGACCGAAAGACGGCTGGCCTAAATAGGCCCTGTGGATAACTAAAAATTACCCCTTCTGTAACCCTTTGCTGGCGCTGGGTTTACTAAAGTACATACTTCCGAGTCTTTGCAAGTGCTTTTTCTGGATGCTTCATGCCCCATCTTTTTATGGCAAATGCCACTTTTCCTTTATTCGCATCTCTATATTTTTTTAGCTGATTATTGACTTTTTGTTTATTATTTTTTTTCCATTCAGCGACTCTTGCTCGCATTATTGATGGTTTTTTTCTATGTCTAATAGCCGCCTTTAAACGAAAACAAACAATACAATCACCCCTTACTCCGCCTATCCCTCTTTCACATTTATGAAATTCAGTAAATGATTTAATTGCGCCACAACAAGAGCATGTTTTCATACACAGTTATAAATAAATTTATTTTGCTTTAAACCGGATCCGGATAAGCCCATTTAGAAAGCTGTTCCATTTCGAGCTTGGCTTGTACATTGCCGGAGGTATAGCGCTTCACAAAGTCAGTATCTTCGCGCAATAAGCCGATTTTGCGTTTGGCCTGTTCCGGGGTCAGGATGCCAGAACCGAAATCAGGCGCAGTTTCGCCGGTAATAAAATCCGCCTCGCCCATCTTGGTCCCGAGATTATAGATAAACTCCATCGCCCGCCCCGGCCCCAGCGCGGTACGCAGGCCCAGCAAATCATCTTTAGTCAGCCCGAGCGAGGTCGCCGTCTGATCGACAATTTTCGTCTTCTGCTCGTAAGCTGCGCCCCATTTGGTTTTAAGAGCGGCAACCGCTTCATTGGCGGCGGTTTGCGATTTTTGCGTTTCGCCCTCGCGTATGGTCTTGGCATAATCATTCCAGTCCGTTGCCAGTCCTTCCGCTTGTTTTGCCGATAGACCGTGTTTATGAAACCAGGTCGCGGCGGTCTTGGAAAAAGCGGCATCCTCGCCTTCCGGCACCGGAATTTTGTAGCCATCCGGTTTTTCCGGTCGCCCCAGCCGGTTATAAATAACGTCCATCTCCGCGCCTTCGAGTTTTTCCGGCAGTTTGATGATGCGTTCCGCCGGGACGCCGTGGAGTTTTTCAAGGTTCTGATAACTGGTGATCACATCGGCGTTCCCTTTCCAGCCTTTCTTTTCGACAAAGCCGAGTGTTTCTTGCGGCAGTCCGTCCGTCCAGACGGGGGCTGTGGCCGTGGTGGTGGTGTCTTGTGTAATACTCTCTGCTGTAGTTGTCGCGGATGCGGCTACGAGTGGTTCAGTCATCTATGTTTCTCCCATAAAGTTTATACAACTGATCTTCGGTTGCTGTGTAATTCTAAATGGTGTTTACGGCATAACCATTTAATCTCAAGTGGCTTAGAATAATCATCATGGTGTATCTGAGAGTTTTCGTCACCACATTGTTCACAAGATTGCTTTATTAGTTTTCCCCTGTCTCGGTAAACATGGGCATAAGCTCTGGCATTTGACCTCTGCCTTTGTTCATCAGTTAAATCACTATATTTTGGCCTATGTTCGCGCATCCATGCTGCATGGCATGTTTTACAATATCTCTTTTCTGCATTACTTCTTGGGCCATGACAACGCGAACATAAACCACTATTCTTGGGTAATCTTTCCCTCATGTTGACAGTAACCTATTGTCAATCGTGGAACAATCAAGTATCTATATTCCTGCCATATAATTTATATAATTGTTCTTCTGTTAAATTTACATGTTCCATTATTCTTAACCAACATTCCCTACGGCCATCCAGTCTGGCAGCAAGATATGGATCAGGATTAAACGTACTTCTATTGGCACGGCAAAAACGCGCCAGATCTTTTAATACGGCTTCGCCATCTGCCCCCGTGCCGAGGAACGTAGCAATATACGCCTGTCTCCGGTTCTTGAGAAAGTTTTTTACGATTTCAACAGCGTTGGTCATGCTTTAGCGAGTGCGGCCCCACCCTTCATGGCGGCGGCAATACCGGGCAAGGCTTGCGACAATTCCGCCGCCTGTTTGGCCTGTTCACGGCTGTCGCGGATGGCGCCAATGGCTTCGACGGAACGCATCCAGCGCGCCGGTACGCCGTTGATATCGGACATTTCCGGGATAATGGTGTCCCAGTCGTAATGATCCAATGGCGTCGGGTCTTGCGTCACTTCGACGATGCGCAGTGTTGCATCCATCGAGCGGATCAGTCCCGCCGCCTCGCCGCTACGTTGAATCCGCGACAATGGCGAATCAAACACAATCTTGTATTCACCCCGGGCTTCGATGAGTTCCGGCGGCATCGGCGGGATCAGGCGTTGTTCGGACAGTACATTGAGTTCACGCTCGAACATCGGCCCCAGGTATTCAGCTTGCTGGCGCCCCAGCACCGGGGCCAGCAAGATGCCTTTCTCACGCGCTTCCTCGATCACCTGGGTCGCCGTCTTTTGTGGCGAGTCCACCAAAATTCTGAATAATGTTACCAGAAACGCATCGTTGATGATCGCCCGTTCATCGTCCATCAATTCCTTGCAGACGGCGATATTACCGATCGGGAGCGTGCCGACCAGGGCGCGGCCTTCCGCCGACATGCCCCCGGCAATTACCGATCCGGGCCGGAGGCTCGCCGTATCCAGCACACCGTCATCATGGGTAAGCAATATCGGATCAGTTTGCCGGTGACCCTGCTTTAACAGGGTTTTCTTTTCTTCGTTCAGTGTCTTGATGGCGGGCAAGACATCCATTGCCGGAGAACGGCCATAGACTTCGTTCGGCGCTTGTTCGTAGCGGGATATGGCATAGGGGAAGGATTGATAGCCACCTTCTTCCATGATTTTTTTGCCTTCAATCAGGACGTAATAAGAAGCGATGGGCATCCCTTTGTTATCGCGCCGCGCCGGATCATATTCTTTACGCGGCTTGACGCAATGCAGTAAAAATACATTATCTTCCGGGTGGGTAATCAATCTGCTTTTCAGGTTGTCCGGTAATTGTTGCGGCCAGCGTTGTTCGATCTGGCGTAGAGTTAATGCGAAATAACGGATGCATTTGTCCACGATGCCCTGATGGTTCTCGAAAAAATAAATCTCCGACAGATGGATATTGCGGTAACGGATGCCGGGTTCGCCGGACAGCCGGTCTACAAACATCGGACCGGAGCCAAAGGCCCCCAGTGATTTATAGCCTTGCTGATTTTGACTGACAAAATTTGATTTTGGCGCATAGCGGTATTTAAACAACGCCGTATTAATCTCATCAAAATAGAGTTTCACGCGGCGGCTTTTATTGAGTTCAAGCAGCGACGCCACCGGCCGCGACCAGATTTCGTTGCGGGGGGTAATGGTAGAATCGAGGATCGCGCCAAAACGGGTCAGCGCAATGGCGGCAGTGGAATCATAAACCTCGCGGTTGCGTTTTTCGCCGGTCGTGGACAGCATGCCCTGGGCAGCGAAGGCCGTCCATTGTGACGGCCAGATACGTTCCGCGATTTCACGCCAATGACTGTCCCAGTTGGCGCGGTTGCTTTTCGCCTGCTCGAATTCGCGGATGATGTTATCAGCTTCTTCTTCCGCGTTTTTAGGCAATGCCATTTTATTGCCTTAAAAGAATACGTTTAGCGGAGTATTCGTCATCCAGCAACCCCTGCCCCCCGGTGAGTGTAGTCGAAGCGCGGCCCCTGGCTTTACGTTCCAGCGCGGCCGCTTCCTGCATCCGCCGGGCAACTTCGGCGGAGGTGTCCGGCGCCGGTGGCTTGGGTGGGGGTGGGGGTGCTTTTGGTTTGCTGAATAAAAATCCCATGGCGTCTCCTAACTGAATAATGGATAATCGGTATTATAGCTCATCACTTTCATTCCATGCGGGCCTTTGCCCAATGTTACATTACGATCTTCCCCCGCCGCAAGCAAATCATAATGCAACGCCTCGACCACGTGCGAAAAAATATTCTTGTCAGCCACGTCACGAAAATGATCGCCCGTGGTCTGGATGCGCTTGAACTGGTAGCCGCCCATCAGTCCCTTGCGCAACATCTTGCAACGTGGGTGAATGAGGATGGCCGGTTCGCCGTCGATGATAGTGCGCAATAGAAAATCCAGCGCCTCACGCCGCCGCGTCGGATCATTGGTCGGCGCCGGTTTGCAATTCTTGAAGCCCGCCGCGCGCATGATGGAAAAACAGGTGCTTTCGTCCGGGTTCATGGCGTCGCCTGCTGGGTCGCCGCTGAAACTCGCAATGGGAAAGTCAGCGTATTCCGTGGAGAGTTTGCGTTTAAATTCTTCGGCGAAGGTGGTGATGCCCATGCGCTCCGAGGTATATTCATCATGCACCAGCCAGCGGCCATTCGGCAATCTTTGCGTGATGACGCCCGCCGGGGTCAGACCCCAATCGGCGCCCGCCCGTATGGGCAAGCCTTTAATCAGCGGGAATTCGCGGCAATGGGTGGATTCGCGGTAGCCGGGATGCACTGCCAACCCGTCCATCGAAAAGCCGTATTCGCCGTGGACGTAAATTTTAATATGATCTTCAGTCTTGCCAGCCTGGGCGAATTGATAATAACCTTTGCGCAGGTTGCCGATATTTTCTGCTTGTGCGGACACCCCACTCGGTTGCGCATAAAACGACATCAATTTCTGGTCCTCTTTCAACACATGGACGGCCCGCAATTCATCTTCAGCCTTGTGCATGGAGGCCAACATCTGCCGGTTGCGTTCCGTGCTCTGGTCCTGTTCGGCGAGGCAATACCACCAGTGCTCGGTATCGGGCGAATTGGTGTCCATCAATAACTGTACATTGGCCGCCCCGCCATCACGTTCCGCCGGGTAGCGCCCGATGCGTTCCGTCAATCCGTCAATGACGGCCTTCGGGATTTCCCGCGCCTCGTTCACCCAGCAATCGGACAATTCCATGGACAGGACTTTATGCACGTCCTCCGGCGAATCCAGCGCCACAAACAACACCTCCCACTCGAATTTATTGCGCAGGTCTTTGATGTAATGGCGCGGCGGGCCGTTGTCGCGCCAATGGCCGATAGTTTTCGGCATCCATTGCTCCCACGATTTGATGGTCGTTGTTTTTAATTCCGGCATCGTGTTCCTGATAATGGCCGTGCGCCTGCGTTTCCAGCCATCAGGCCCGTGCGTCTGTGTCTGCGCGTTTTTGATGAGTTTGATGATGGAAGCAGTGGATTTACCGGATCCAATGGGGCCGCGTATGCCGCAAATAAACGCATCATCATGCAGATAACGCTCAGCGACGGGCCCCG